AGAAATCGCTTCGACAATTCTTTCTTTTTGTCGCTCATTCAGGGAGGTATTTCTCAGCGTGCGGTTGGTGTAAAGGAGTCGTGCATTACTAAGATTTACATCCTGCACATTCTCCTTAAGTGAGTTAACTACTTCTTGGTAGTTAGAAAGATTTTCTTTTAGTTTCTTGTTCTCAAACACTAGCTCTTCTTGAGCCTTCTTAAGTGCTTCGAGTTCTTCTGCAACTTCGGTGCTGCGGCGATGTGCCATTTCTAGCTCCATCTGGTGCTTCATGTCGTCATCAGAACGACCAGCCCAACCAGAGAGCGTAGCACCCATATCTACGGTAAGCTTTTCCATGATGGCATCAAGAATATCGTCTGACATTTCTTCGTATAGTTCTTCATGCTCGGCGCCCTCTTCGTAGCGTCTTCTGCCTTGGCGACCATAACCATAAGGAGAATATCCAGATTGTGCGCTAGAGCATTTGCCGGGATCATCCTCAAAACGTATCATACATCTTCTGCAAGCGGTTAGGTCGCCGGTCATTTCATAGTCACGAAGACAATCAGATGCTTCCTCATTAAGCTGCTCGGAATCTTCTTCTTCAGAGAGCATAGAGGCAACCATTTCCATGATAGAATCTTCGTCAAGCTCAACCTCTTCATCCATCTTTTCGCCAGCCATTCTCTTAGCTGTCGCCTTTGCATCAGCAAGATCGTCAGTGTGGTAGCCAGTGCCAGATGCACCCTTCTTTTTCACAGTGTACTCGTCATACTCTCTGTCCTTTCTGATCTCAACTGTATCGGAATAGGGGTGCTTTATTAATCTACCCTTAGCTTCATCGATGGTTTCCTCCGCATCTCTTTCTCCGGGGCCACATTCAGCTTCATCAATGGTTTCTTCTGTCTCGACGCCTTCACGAAGCTCTTTTAGAGCCTCTGCAAGCTCAGCAAAGTCAATGGTAACCTCGGCACTATCACCCTCGTTAACACCGTCAAGCTCGCTCACGTCCTCTGTAAAAGCATCTGGAACACCTTCGGCAATCTCATCTTTTTCCTCTTCTTCCTGCATGGTCGCTTCCATACCCTCTGGCGGACCCATATCGGTGCCACCAAGAAGAGCATCAAGCTCATCTTGCTCAAGAAGTTTATTAAGAGTAGACTTAACCTCTTCTGAATATTTATCGATAATAGTGGCTTCCGCGTTCTTCATAGCGGCTTCCTTCAACGCCTTAGCGTCTACGATTGCTTGTTCCAATAGTGAAGACATAAACAAAAACTCCTGTAAAAATAGTTTTCATTTTAAATAGTGCGTTCTCGACTTAAAAGCAGCATACTTTTATAGTGGGAAGTCACTAATCCTGATTACCCTGTATCTGAGCTTGGCTTGAATATCACAAGCGCCGATAGTGTTTGTGCCGTCTATTCCGGCTTGAATCACCAAAAACAGATCAGTTGAAGCAGTATAGACCCTATTTGCTGTTGTTGATGTCTCAGCAAGAAATCCACTAGAAGAGTCTAAATTAAAAGCAGAGAAGTTACCAAGCCTATTTGTAATAGAAGCAAATGTGCTAAATCCTATCTTGTTGTTTACATTTGGAAGAAAATTTGGACTTGCGACAATAGGCCCCATAAAACGATTACTAGTTGTGCTAGTGTATTCTAAACATCCCCCAGTAAATAAAATAGTTCCCCTAACTGTTGAGGTGGGTGCTTCAGCCACTCCAATGCTAATGTTCACCCTATCTTGAGTGTTAGGAGTTTCAGCGACCAACTGAAACATTATTATGTAAGGATCATCGCTATTGACCACAATACCATCGCTTGTTTGCAGTTTTGAATACCAGCGAGGACCAGTAAAATTTGTCCCAGCAGTGAAGTCATAGTCAGCACTAGCCACGCCTACAGCATTAAAATCAACTTTTGTTATCTCATTGGTTGTTGCAGCACTGCTTAGAAGAACTCCAGATGGATCAGATTGTGTCCAACTTCCGTCCCCAATATCAACTGTCTCCCAGCCAAGCTTGTCTGCATCTGGAATATCTTGAAGTATCCACTTATTGTCTCTTAATCTTAGATTGGCCATTAGTTGTTTCCTATAATATAGAAAGCGCCAGATCCATCAGAAATAATTGTGATTGAGCCATAGTTAACCTTAATCTTCGCTGCACTAGCACCATCAATTGTCTCGGAGCCAGAAGGCTCAATCACCAAATTGTTTGTCGAACCAGAGCCTTCGATATCTTTGAACACCAATCTTTGTCCTGCTGAGTATGCGTTTGCGGCCAACAAAGAACCAGTAACTACACTGCCAGAAGTGTTCATGCCAATAATGTCATAAGAGGAAGATACAGTAAAGTTTGCTGTAAAAGAATTGAATGAAGTAGAGCTACCACCAGAGATTCCTGTTAGATTACTACCGTCTCCATAGAAGACAGAAGCTGAAACATGTGTTGAGGCAGTTATGTTTACTGTGGTAAGCGTGTTTGTTGCGCTGTTGAAAGTTAAGTTTGCACTTGCCCCAAGGTCGCCAGCATCATTAAATTGAACTTGAGTGTTTGCGCCAGCAACCGTTGGGATTGCGAGCTTCCCATCTACATAGTTGTAAAGTTGTAGGGCAGTTGCTTTTTTGTTTCCACTTTGATCTACAACAAATAAGTCGGTATCTCCCAAAGCGGCAGCACTAGATAGACCGGCTGGGTGTATTTTTAAACCACCAACGGCAACTTGTAGCCCGGATGCTGTATCTAGATTTAGTTCCAGATTCCCAGCGAGATCTCTTAAGCCTGCACCAAGATTTAAACTTGAAGGCCCTATATTTGTAAGAGAGTTGCCATCGCCCTGAAAAGCAGATGCCGATACATTAACCGAGGCAGTAACATCGCCAGTAACGGACAGCGATGAGCCATCAAAGGTTAGGTTTGCTTCTCCCTGAACTGTATCGGAATCAACAGAAGTTATTAGTCGATTATCGCCAGAATCATTATAGTTCTGAATCGCTCCTCCGACACCAGAAAGGCCAGAGCCATCGCCATAAAAAACAGAAGCGGAAATACCCACCGAAGCGGTTACCATATCTGTAAAAGTTTTCACGCCAGCAATTGATTGATCTCTATGATCATCAACCATATCTTCAATGGTACCTAGATTAACGCCACTAAATTCTACATCGTCTTTAAGGATGTTATAAGCCATACATAATCCTCTACTTTCCTATAAGTAGTCCAAATGAACCTTATTTTTTAAGATGCTTGGCAAGAGCGTTTTCGATCAAGTCAACATAGCCTTGTATATTTTTAGGATTGTCAGGATGAAACTCCCAAAGCTTTTCTCTATCTCTCTCGCGTTCTCTCAAATATACATCTTTGTGTGTTTCGATCGCACGCTCTAGCTGAAGTGAACCCTCCTTGGCATCCCATTCAGGAAAATAATAACCGTGTTCTTTGAAAAACTCTGAGTTATGCACAAAGGGGGTTCCAAAATACATGGCTTCAAGCTGTAGGTAGTTTAGTCCATTCATCCAGTGGTGACTGACAACTGTGCCAGCAAACTCTTTATGCAAGGCCCAAACAAATTTGTAGCGCCCCTCAAAGGATATCTTCTTGTCTCTCTTAAGGTTTAGTTTGCTTACCATTGTTAGAAACGTTTTGTGGTCTGCTAGTTTTAAAGAGCCAAAGTTATAAACATCGTCAATGAGTTCTGGCCTTCTGTTATACAAATCTTCAACAACTATCATGGGGATCATGCAAGACTTAACAATGTTAAGGTTTGGCTCAAAGAAAGAAATATTCTTAATATTTGTTGAAGGCTTAAAATAAGGATCAACTTTAAAATGAATATAGGTGTGGGTAACCACATCTGGGCTCCAAACGTATGGACAAACATGCATCTCTGTTTTTTCTAGAATCTGAAGTGCTGGTATTGAAAATTCAAAATGAGGAGAGCACCAAATCTCATGTATGTCCTTCTTGCCTATACCTGAATTTTCTGACTTGAATAACATATTTTCTAAATCGATTAGCAACCTATTGCCGTACTGAATACCGATTCGGACACCGCCAGATTTGTTTAAAGCATCTGCTGTCTTGCCTTCAAGAGCAAAAGCGCACTCCATAATCATATCGTATTCTTTAGCGTTCTCTGCGCTTAAAGGAAGTATCTCTTGGGTTATTAGCTTTTTGCCATGATGTTTGCTTGACTCCGAGACCAAATGTACATCATAGCCGGCACCACGCAATAATCTGTATAAAAACCAAACATTTTGATTAAGGCCATTGCCAAATAGATTTTCATCGCACTTTGAGGTTATACCAATTTTAACATTTTTGCTTATTTTCATTCTTTTGCTCTCCGTTATAAGCACACTTAAATAGTAAGACGATTGCCTTTGAGAGTCAATAAAAGCAAAATGGGGGTACCCCCGAAGAGGTACCCCCAAAACTAGGCTAACAATCTTCTACTAGAAGATGTACCACTCATCAGAGGCGCTATCGTAAGCAACCTTAACGGCAGCGTTAGGAACATCAAGTGTGACGCTAGACTGACCGTCGATGTTCTTACCGTTACCAGCAATGGTGAGAGTTGCATCAACACCAGAGTAGTTCTTGATGTAGTAGAAACTATCACCACCAAGACCAGTTGGTAGGGTAAAGGTTAGACTGTCAGCACCGGCAACAACATGGGTGTGGTCGCCAAGGGTGGTGTTAACAGAGAGAACCTGAACATCGTAGATAGCACCGATCTTGTCGCCAAGATCGCTATCGACAGAAGCACGCACAGACTCCTCACCAGAGAGACGGGTCTCAAGAGAAGCATCCACGCTGTCAAGGTAAGAAACCTGACCGCTTAGCTCGGTATCTAGAGAGTTGTCACCAGCGAGGCGAGCAGACTCTTCACTGCTTAGACGAGTAGTGAGAGAGGTGTCGGCAGAAGCACGGGCATCCTCCTCGTTGCTGACACGGAGGTCAACAGAAGCAAACTCGGCAAGAGCGAGAGACTCCTCTTCGCTTAGACGGGTCTCAAGAGAACCGTCAGCAGAAGCGCGCACAGACTCTTCGGCAGCAACACGAGTGTCCATAGAACCCATCTCAGCATCCTGCTCAGAGTCAAGTGCTGAGACGCGGGTGTCAAGAGAAGCCTTGAGGCTAGCCTCGACAGAATCAGCGCGATCCTCTTCGGTGCTTAGACGGGTCTCTAGAGAAGTGTCGGCAGAAGCGCGAGCGTCCTCTTCGTTGCTGACGCGGGTATCGAGAGAAGCGTTAGCAGCAGAAATATCAGTGCTAATCTTGGTCTCTAGAGAGCTATCACCAGCAGCGCGGACAGACTCTTCGTTGCTGATACGAACCTCAAGGGAGCCATCGATAACAGCTAGAGAAGCGTCGGCGGAATCAAGAGCAGACTTCATATCGCCCATCTTGGTGTCAAGAGAGCTATCGCCAGCAGCGCGAGCAGACTCTTCAGCACTTACGCGAGTGGTTAGAGAGGTGTCAGCATTTGCGCGAGCGGTCTCTTCGTTACCAATGCGAGTGTTGATAGAAGCCTCATCAGCATCGTGCATAGCGACGATAGAAGCATCAGCAGAAGCGCGCACAGAAGCCTCAACAGAATCTGCATCAGAGAAGCGAGTCTGTAGAGAAGAATCAGCAGCGGCACGAGCAACCTCTTCATCGCTAACGCGAGTCTCCATAGAACCCATCTCGGCGTCCTGCTCAGAATCAAGAGCAGAAACACGAGCGTCGATAGAAGCATCAGCAGAATCAAGAGCAGACTTCATATCACCCATCTTGGTGTCGAGAGAGCTATCGCCATCAGCGCGGGCCACCTCTTCGCTGCTAAGGCGGGTCTCTAGAGAGCCATCACCAGCAACACGAGCAGATTCCTCAGAGGAAACGCGAGTGTTGAGAGATGTCTCAACAGAACCAACAGCAACAACAATATCGGAGTCGGCAGCAGAGAAACGAGCCTCAATAGAGGTATCATCAGCAAGGCGAACGGACTCTTCGGTGCTTACGCGGGTGGTAAGAGAACCATCAGCGGCAGCGCGGGCAGATTCCTCATCAGAAACGCGAGTTTCCATGGAGCCCATCTCAGCATCCTGCTCTGAATCGAGAGCAGAAACGCGAGCGTCGATAGAAGCAACATCAGCAGCTTCCTGAGACTCGGCAGTAGAAACACGGGCGTCAAGAGAGACCTGATCTGCGTCCTGCTCAGAATCGAGAGCAGAAATGCGTGCATCAACAGAAACAACATCATCCTCAACGTCGCTGACGCGAGTGTCGAGAGAAGCGTTAGCAGCAGAGATATCAACAGAGATCTTGGTCTCTAGTGAGTCATCGCCAGCAATGCGGGCAGAAGTCTCAACAGAGTGGGCAACATCGTTAGAAGCCATCTCAGAAGTGCGAACACTTTCCTCGGCAGCTAGACGAGTCTCAAGAGAGGTATCATCAGCAGCGCGGGTGTCTTCCTCGTTGGAAAGACGAAGATCAAGAGAAGCCTGATCAGCATCCTGCTCAGAATCTAGAGCGGAGATGCGGGTGTCGAGAGAGAGTACATCAGCAGCCTCCTCGTCCTCGGCAAGAGAGAGACGAGTCTCAACAGAAGTAATACCAAGGTGATCTTGGAAATCCTGATGGATATCCTCACCGTTGGCGCCAGTACCGGCGACGCGAAGCACGCCAGAGCCGGAAATTTCAAGACCACCACCCTTCCAGAGTGGATCCTGAGTACCCTTTGCAGGGACAAAACCATTAGACATATAAAATCCTCCTATAGATGTCTTAAGATAAACGGGTGTAAACCGCCTACTTAACCATAAATAGAGCCTTGCAACTATAGTAGATATTAAATAATAAAGAATCCATTGCTACCATTACAATAAAACTGAATAGATGAATAAGGTACCTCTAAAATTGCTGTATTTGAGTTGTTTATTTTTTGTGATCCAGAAGTTGAAATAGTTATGTTATTCGTGAAAGCGGCGCCGCCTTCGTCTTTTACGACGAATGATTGTCCACTAGAAAGGGTGCCAGCATCAGGCAAAGTTACTGTTACGGGATTACTGGTGCTATCGACCCCAATGATATAATTTGATTTTTCTATTGTATAGTTTGTGGTAGTTGTAACGCGACTAAAAACCACCCCTGTATTAATAGAGGTCACCTTGTTTAAAACATCTACACCAAATTGCTCTGAAGATGAGGACATGATAGAAAACGATCCAGTGCGAACGTGGGTATCGTCGTTGCTATCTCCAAACTTGGTAGAACCAGAGGCGTCTACTTCAATAATATCTGTATGGATGATATCGAAGGTATGGGCTGTAATGTTACCAGAAATGATGAGATTGCCGGAAAGCTGCACTTCGCTATTGTTTGGATTAAATGTAAAATCAGCAGAACCAGAGATACCGCCAGAGCCAGTGTGTATCTGGATGGCGTTTATTGGGCCTTGACCAGAAGCGTCTCCTCCACCAGATCCGGCAATAAGTTCATCGACATAATCGCCAATGTAAAGATAGCCATCAATGTAAACAGGATTTAATGCAGTATTGCTTGGCGGGTCTTGCTGGAAATAAACACCATTAAAATAATCAAGAACCCAATCGCGCTCATCTAGCGGAGTAATCTCTGTTGTACCACTAGAGGTATGATAAGCCTTTACTGTAAAACCATTACCAAAAGAGGGCGGAATAAGTTGCAGTGTACCATTGGTTGAATTGAGGACTTTCCCGTTAACATAGTTGCCGGTTCCTGCTTTTGTATTTGAAGAATTGCTCTCATAATCAGAGGGTAGCCTTAACTCAAATCCCTGAAACAAGCCGCTTTCGTCCTTTGTTCCCGCAATAGGTACGACGCTAAATCTTATTTTTTCTAGTTTGCCACCAATGATGTCGTAAAAAGAAGCAGACTGGTAAGCTGGTATAGACTCGCCAAAGATAGTATCAGCACCAATGCTAACATTGGAGCCCAGACTTTCATTGTAGACATCTTTTTGATTTGAAGTCTGTGCTTTACCCTGTATCTTTTTGAGCGCTAAGTTAATTTTAGCAGAATCTTCTAATGCCATTATGCATTACCCCAAACAATATTTACTGATGATAAATAGCCCGCCCAAGCACTACTGGCTTCTAATCTTATCATTAGGCTTTCATTTTGCTCAACTGTTTGGGTTACAAAAGTTCCTTGATGTGTGGCATTGACGGTTAACGTACCCGGAGTACCAACGTAGGCACCATCACCGTCGTTTAATTGTGTATCATCAGAAGCAGAAGCAATTGCCAAATCAAGCCAGCCTGTTTCCATTGAATTTGACGTTGTTGGCAATTTTACAAAAATGTGAATGTTTGTGGATGATAGTGATGTTGAAGCAGGGACGATTCTTGTATTTGAGTCCCCTGTAAAAGTTAAACGGAAGTTTGTCTGCGAAGAAGCGCCAGTATTCGTAAAAGCTCTATAAAAGTTTCTAGTTCCAGAAAGTGCAGAATAATCTTTGTTGTCCGCTGGTCCGTTTGTGACCTGTGTAAAATCGCCAGAATATGGAAGATCAGAGTTGGTTGGATAGTACAGTCTTTGATTGTAAAAAGCAAGACCTTGACTTCCTGTTAGTGAATCGCTTGAATCCCAAACATTGCCAGAGCCAGTTACATCAGATTGTGTATTATAGCTGCTGGAAGCAAGACGATAATCTTCTCTTCTAAAAGTTTCGCTGGTAGTGGTAGAGTTATTGCTTAGATTATACAATAGTATGCCATTTATAGTTTCTGGCTCTGCGGCACTAAGATCGGACTTCAAGGGATGCGGAATGTTTACTGATACGCCGATACTTGAATTCAAGATAGAACTGGCGTTAATTGTGGCAGACGCAGTTATTTGCAGTTGTTTAGTCTCATTTTCACCAGCAGCATAATCGATGGCTGGGAATGTTTGTGAGGGAACAGAAACACGAGATACGCCGAATGTGATATTACTTGTACTGTATACATCCCTATAAGCGTTATCTACTTCTACTCTGTATTCTGCTGTTCCGCCTGTGTGATATTTTACACCAGAGATTTGAAGATCGCCTGTCATATTTAGGGTATCTAAAACACCATTAGTAGCAGTTAGGGCATTGGGGTCAGGATCATTTACCCATTCAACAAAATTGGTTACCGTATCATTGCTGCCTATTCTGTGGATTACTCTCGCATAGTTCCACCCATCTCTCTGGTTATTTGGGTTGATGGAATATCGGCCTGTTCTATGTTGAAAAATATCTAGCTCAGAACCATCAGAAAAAACGGCAGAACCAGTTTGCGATAAGCTTGTAAAACCAGAGCCACTAACGTTTAAGTCGGAGTCGGTGCCTGAGCCGGGATTGCCAGAACCAATATTAACATCGGTCAAATCAATAGAATGGATCTCTGCTCCGTTTACTTCAAGAACCAAAGTTCCCTGATTAGCATCCCCAAAAGAATCAGCAGGGTAGTTTACGCCATCGGCAGCAACATCATCGTTTAAGATACCTGCTATAGTTGCGGCGCCATTAAAAACGCCACGACGCAGATTGTTTCCACTATTGGTTGTTGAATAAGTTCCGTTTATGTCCACAGCAGTAAAACCAGCATCAGTGTTGCTGTTTGTGTAATCTGTGATTCCTTGTGAGGCACCAAAAGAAAGTTTTGCAGTTGCACCAAAGTTGCTGCTCCCCAGATCGTCTAGTGTTGGAGAGGGGGAGGGAGCAAGGGCTTTTAAAATTTCATTGAATCGATCAATGGGGGTGCCCACTGCTGTTGAGGTTGTAAAATCTGTAAAAAGGCCATCTGTGTAATCTCCGTCTTCTGCCGGGCCTATTGCACCACCGGAGCCACCACCTGAAGATGTTAGAATAACATTGTTACTAGAATCTATGGCTAGAAAAGAATCTGATTGTGCTGTTCCTTCCTGTAGGCTTGTTAGCTGCAAGGCAGACGCAGTGACTGGTGCATTAACATATAGCCTATTGCCATTAAATCTTAAGTTTGGCTCACCAACAAGGCTTTGCTCTTGATTGCCAAGTGTGACAACATAGTCATTAATGTCGTTGGCAACAACACGGGCAACATTTGTTATATTTGTTCCATCTCCGTAAAACTCGCCCATAACCATGTTATTGAATTCAGATTCACCATCAACATTATTATCTTTGAAGACAACTGTTTTGTTCGCGACAACTGTACCTGAAAGGGCGTTATAAGCCATAGCATTGCTCCTTTAGTTTATATCACAAACCAGTTTGAGCCATTGGAGTAGAGACCGATAGCGGGGTTAGAACCGGATAGCTCATAGAAGCCATCATTGTCTATGTTCTCTCCAGAAGAAGCCGATATTGTTAGTGTCCCACCCCTACTGGCGGCCTCATCCTTAATCATCAAAATGGCGCCGGCTCCAGCGACAGAAGCAGAGTGTACTCTAAACTCTAAATCTCCAGAGCCACCAAAACCAATAATATAGTTCTCATTGGAGGAGGTAAGCCCAGAACTTGTCAAATAACGATAAGCAACCTTAAAGCCGGTAGTAACTGACTGGCTAGAGTAGACATCAACTTTAAAAACTGGGGCGCTAGCAGAGGGTCCGACAAAAAGAGAGCCAGTCATTTGGTGGGTATCGTCGTCTGTGTTACCGAAGATGGTGGAACCGGAGATAACTTCGGTTTCATCTACAACAAAGAAGCTTGCCGTAACCGCACCATTAATCTCTATGTCTCCGTCTAGTGTAACCTTGTTATTATCTATATCATAGATAAATGTAGACGAAGCAGTTACGGCAGAGCCAGAAACGTACCTGATGCCCATATCGGCACCAAGATTAGAGTCGTTACAGTTGACGTATGCCCATCCAAATTGAGCCATCTATCAGCCCACCCCAGCAGAGCCTGACCAGCTTGTACCACTTTTCGTTGTGGTGCGAGAAGCAGGAATCGAGGTTAGACCAGCGACAACATCAACAGGGTTTGACCCAGAAAGCCAAATTTCTGAAACTTTGAGTTCAAGCACTGGAGAATGCCCATCTAGATGAGTGTGGTCACTGTGAATGGTAAAAAAGTTATTATTCTCAACCCCCTCTTGTGAAAAGCCAACTCTACAGTTATTTGAAGTGTCGTTGTTTTGAATATATATCCATCGAGTGACATAGGGAAATTCTATCTTTACAGCACCCGAACTAGCATCAATTGAGCCACTAGCAAATGGTTGTCCTGAAACCTGATAGGCAGGCACATGGTTTAGTCCTACATTCGCTTGGTAGGACTTGATAAAGTTAGACATAAGAAACCTCCGTTTTTACATAGTCGTAATAAATAGTCTTAACTATTTCTTTCGCGGCGGGCTTCTCTTGCCTTTTGCTTTGCTACTTCGCGGCGGTGCCTGCGAATAGCTGCCTGCTTTGCATGTCGTTTAACATCTGAGGGTTTCTTAAAATATCTGCGCTCTCTGACTTGTTCAAGAATCTTTACTTTCTTGCACTTCTTTATAAACTTACGGATCATCTTCTCGTGGTTGCCCCTGCACTCTCTTGCATTAACGACAACATTTGCACTTTTGCGTCTACTCATTGTTATTCCTATTTAAGTGCTTGCCAAACTTTGTTTGCTTGTCCCATTAGGGAAGAGATATCTACTCCTGCATCGCTTGGGTTATCACCTAGGACATTTGGCCTATGGGATACTCCGGGTGTTCCCGATTCCCTCATGGGCTCGGTGCCTTCAAAAAGATCTACACCATTATATGCATCCTGACCAATTGAGTCTAGTAGCTTTTTGCGATGCTCTTGTAGTTTCTTATTCGCCTCTCGGGACTTGCGTTGCATTTGCAAGTCTTCATTAAATAGATTGTTGTTCTTTTTCTTTGGCTTATTCTCGACAATTGGTTGCTTGGACATACCAGCCGCAACTTGTGAGACCACCTCTGTAAGAAGCCCTTCTTCTATTAGGACTTCTTGAATGCACTCTTTAACAACTGGCTTGATTAGAGATTTTAGCTGTGCTTTGTTCACAACACCACCTTGTTGCCCTTGAGATTTTCAAGTACAACTCTTGTTAGTAATGATTCGGTTAGCCTCATATCATCATCAATAAAAGATAGAATTTGATTTACGATTGCATCATCTTGAAAAAGTTTAGCCAGTTCCTCGCTTACCTTTTGCTTGGCTTGTTCGGGGGTTTTGTAAGAACCCATATCGGTATTTGCTCTTATTGCTTTTCTGCTCTCCTTTTCTATTGCCCTACTCATAGCTTGTTTTAATGATTTTATGTTTTCGGCAGCAGCACGTCTTCGCTTTTTAGCTTCTTCTTTCTTAGAAGATGATATTTCTTTATTTAAAATTCTATCCCTCTTCAGAGCCTTTCCTAGTTTTGTAAATTTGGCTCTAATACGGATCTTCTGCTCTGTAGAGCGACCATGATCATTTATAACTTCTGGCATAATATCTTTAAATAAAGATACAGTTTTTGTTTCTTTTGCTGCTGGTTTTGGGGGGCTTACATCTTCGGGAGCTTCGCCAGCATCATCCACGGCGCCAGCACCTTTGCGCCTTGCTTTGGCTCTTTGTGCCCTTCTTTCATCGCCTCGTCTCGTTCTCTTCATGGCAGAGGCAACTCTTTTGAGGAAACTCTGTTCATCAAGCTCCTCTTCGTTTATTGCAGTCCCTATTTCTTCCAATAGAATTTTTTGTAAATCTGCTTTATTCATTTTTTAATACCTCATTTAATAGTCTGTTAATGCGATCTGCTTTTGTAAATACTCTATTGTTATATTCTTTTGCCTCACGCATCATAAAAGCATTTGGTGTAGATGGCTCAGACACAAAGTCAAAGCAGATAAGTTGGAAGTCTTCTTGGACAACCACGTTGCCAGCAGCTTCAGACACAGAGCCCATACCGCGAGAAGAAATGCCAAGCTTGACACCCGACTCTACTAGAGACTTAAGAACCTGACCTGACGGAGTGTTAAGAACCTTGACCTTACCCATGACAGCTTTGTCTTCCATCCAGATAGCTGTAACCATGTGAGAAGCGTTTTTTAGATTGATAACAGAATCGTCTGGGTGATCTAGTTCGCCAAGCGCTCTATTTTCTTTTACAAGCTTCTGGTAGTTTTGCACTTCTCTGGCTAAAACCTTAAGAGGATAGACACGACCGTTGCCGTTTTGCACGTCAGCCTCTTGTAGTTTGCCTGTAAGCATCATGCCACCGTTGGAAACAAAGCGCTTCTCGTCTTCGGTAAGAAGGTCTTGGCATACGCCGCCTTCACATAGTTCGTAGTATTCTCTTAGTAGTTTCATTTTGTTAGTTCCAATATTTTTGTTTGAACAAATTTCTTATTTAGGTTAAGGTCTCCGCTTCGCATTGTGCCGTCGGGATTATAAAGACCTGATAACTGTGATTCATAATCATAAAAACGATAGAAACCGTTTGGCAATTTTTCAGCTTTGATATTTTTTGCCATTGCCTCTTCGAGTTCCCCCTCTTCGTTAACAAAATTGTTCCAGTTTTCTAATATGAGTTTCATTTGTTTTCCTTTGTGCGGGCGTTACCCGCGCGAGCTAGGAGCCCTTGCAACAACGACGGACTGGCTGTAGTCCCCACTTAGATAGTAGAAAGTTGTTCATTGTTGTTTCTCCCGTTCAAGCTTTAGCCTCACAATTTCTCTGGTTAGCTTCATGTAATACTCAGCATCTTTTGCTGTGCGCAGCCTAGGTTCCAACTCATCTCTTCTTTTCTGTAGTGCTTCGATTGGATCTTCACCATAGTCAGCATAAAGATCAGACATTTCAATTTCTTCGCCTTCTTTTATTTCTTTAAGAAGTTCTTCTTTGATTATCTGTCTTAGTCTGCTTTTTGTGATTTTCATTATTCTTCTCCAAAATAGTTTTCATGCTTGTAGTTGTGCTTTATCATGATTCCTTCGTCAGAGAACACCATGTTTAAAACATAAGAAGTCGCAGACGAAAGACAGCCAAGCAAAAAAGCATTAACTATTGTAACATCAAACGTAAATAGTTCTGTCCAAGGAGAAAGAAGGCACAAAAACCAACCAACATGAAATCCCATACACATGGGGCAATGAAACACCTTGCCATAGCCCCTGTAGGATTCTTTGCTTGGCCTTAATCTTTTTAGGATTGGCATATCACTATAGACTAATATTTGTGTTAGTCCGTAAGCAAAAAGAATAAATAAAACTATCTCCATGTAACCTCCTATATTGTATACATGTAAGAGAAGGTGTAAGGATCTCGGACATAGCCCTTTCGGATAGAACCTTGCTCGTCGCGCTGTGGGACTTCGCCAAGCTCAGTAGAGTCAGTCTTGTCGGGATTAATATATTCGTCCTCGGTACTGCCAACAATAGCTTCTACATGTTCATAGTATGGCTTCTCTTCTTTTATGAACTTCTCAATGCTTATGAGTGCAAACTTGGCGGCGTTTAGTTTGCCATCTGCTGCTTCTTGTAGAGATGCTTCCATGGCGCCATAAAATGAACCGCCCTGAATAGACTCAGGAATGACGATGCCCTTTCTAGCAAGATGACTAAACAAACGATTTTGGGCGCCATAGGTAAAATCAGTTTGTGTTTGCTTGGGGAACGCAGTAATCTTCTTGTCTTTACCAGATAAAACAATATCAATGTCACCATGATCAAAAATCATTAGATCGCCACTAAGAGACTTGCGAATGTCTAGCTCTAAAGTTACTTTAGGAGGAGGAGCTTTAGGCTTGATTGTAACCTTAACGGGCTCTGGGATTGGAACAATTCTAACTGTTACTGCCATCGTCGTAGATTTCCTTTACGAGTTCTTGAGTTTTCAAAATTGTGAAGAGGGTTGCTTCTGTAAGAGTTGTGTCGCCAGAAAGTGATTCGAGCCGCTCTTTGACCAACTTCGTTTTATTGATCATCTCTTGATCAGAAGCAACCTCTTCTACCTCAGTTGCCTTCTCTAAGCTTTCTTTCAAGCGACCAAGTTCGCGGTTGAGGTAAATTTTAGTTTCTAAATCATCAATTGCAAAAGATGATATGTAATGATTTATTAGTTCTTTTTGCTCTTTTAATAAAGAGGAGCTATATTTGTCATTAAATTTCTTGGTAAAAGTTGCAAAAGTAATACTATCGATGGGCTGCATAGTATGTTCTATAAGAGTTCCAGACATACCTTCTATTATTTTCTCTTCAAGCATTACCTTTTGCTTTGGTGAATCAGTATTAAACATTTTTGCAATGGTGGCAAGTGCCTTATAGTTGGGAACAAAATTGTTAAAAGTAGCAGGAGTTAGTTCTTTGTTGATATCATTGATAACTTCGGTCTGCTGCTTAAAAAGGCCATCTGGATCGATTAAGCGCTTTGCTGCCATCACTGCTTCAAGAATCTTTTGGCTTGTGTTCTTGTCAAGATTTTGGTTTTCGTAAAGTGAACGATAGCACTCAAGGTCTTTCTTCAGAAGAGAGTCGCCGGTAAAGTGCTTACGAACAATTGAAACAACCTTGGCTTTACGCTCCTGATCGCCCTTTACAATTGCCACAGTTGCTTCTCTTGCAAGCGCTTCAAATACAAAGGCTGTATTTCTCTTCTTATTGTGCTTATTCTTCATCTTTATTCTCCGTAGCTTTTGTTTCTAATGATTCTATTAAGAACTTGACAGAGCTATTAACCTCAAGAAGAGCCTGTTCTTCTTTTTGTTCTCTTTGGTAAATAGAGTCTTTGTCTTCATAAATACCTCTAGACAAAGATCTTAACTCAGGAGCACCAAGATTGTTAGTTCTATATGTGTTCATTTCGGGAGTTGGGATACTTGAATAGTTTCTACTTCTGGCACCAGCAGGGCGCTTATCTACGGCTACCTTCTGGTAGGCTTTGCCTTTGGATTTCTTGGTGACATATTTTTTTCCTGTTCTGGCACGGCTACCTAGTGATTTTGCAAGGCGTGGAGAATCACGAGAGCCGGGAGGTTCTGCCAAAAGTGCAGACTCTTCGCCGCCACCTGTTTCTTCAGCACCAGTATCATCGGCTCCGAGATCGACCTCGCCCTCTGGGGCACCCCCAAGATCAAGCTCGCCGCCTTCGCCGCCGCCAAGATCAAGCCCACCACCACCGCCGGATTCTTCTACTGGTACTTCTGCAACGCCCTCAAGTGCTGTGTCATGCTTGCGATCATAAAACTGTTCACGCTGACAGCGCAGGAACTCTTCATGAGACATGCCAAAAATATTATCAGCAACCCAGCGACGAGAAAAATAACCTTCGGTTGCAGAGGCCGCAATATCAAACTTGTTCTTCCAATGCTCCAACTCTTGTAGCTCAGCAATCTTGCTTGGGTTATTGAGTGCAAGTTTAAAGTTTAGAAGATCCTCGCCTCTATATCCAAGAGTATAGAGGTGAATAATACCAATCTTCTCTAACTCATGCAGAACAGAACGCTGTAGGCGCTGAATGGTACGCGCAAAGCGAATGTCCTTGGTGGCAAGTGTAGTCTTATCTTCTTGGGCACCCTCGCCCATTGTGAGATAAGCCTGTGGTATCTTGATGGCAGAAAACATCTTGTCACGAAGATACTTGATATCATCAATAGCGGTTGTGTTTTGTCCACCACCAAGGTTTTGAATATCTGTCACAGAGCCGGCGCGAACAGGAATATAGTAGTCCTCCTCGATTGACAGTGGATTATATCGCAAATCAATGCGACCAGTATCTTTATCAACAATTGTGTGGCGTTTTAGCTGAGATACAATCTTTTGCATAAACTGCTCAACTTCCTGTGGAGGAACAGCACCAACATCAATCTTGAACACCTTTCGCTCAGAAGAACGAACGATACGGTATGCCATCATGGCATCTTCCATAAGGGTTAGTTGGCGCCAGATACGACGGGCAGGTTCTAGTACAGAAGTGCCGTATGGTGAATATTTGTCGTTACCGAGGATTCGGAAATGTGCAACCTGCCAGTTCTCAAATGTCATCCCAGCAGAGTTCCACTGATACTGAACATAGTTTGGGTTTGTGGCATCAAGACCTTCCAGTCTTTCAACTTCCTGTAAAGGAAGGGCAATCGTAGACTGAATACCTTCGTTCTCATCAATATCCAGATACATAATGAAATCGCCATACTTACACATTGTACGACACCAGCCAAAGAGGTTGTGCTCTATATTCATTACGTTGTGGTAAAGAATGTTGAGGACTGCCTTGATTTCATCATTGCGACACTTAATATTCAACATTGGAGAAAGTGCAGAAAATGTAGTCATTTCATCTGCGTATATATCAAGAGCGGAGGCCAACTCAGGCATGTACTCCATTTGATCAAAGTCAATGTAGCGCTCTGAGCGACGCTGGTTTGCAATAGCGTTTGCAGCGATTGTATCTAAAGGATTATAAGACTGCTTTTTGAACTGTTGCCCAGATGCTGATTTGAATCTGGTTGAGTATTTATCCAAATGTTGTCTACGAATCTTACGACCAGACTCTGAACGGTAACTAACGATAGGGCCTGAAAAGAGTCTTGTAAGAGATTTGAATAACTGCGACTGTCTGTTGGCGGGGTTTCCACCTTGCTTTGGATTTTTTGGTGCCATTATTTTCTCACTTTATTATCCACATGTATTGGGAATATAGGTTTTTTGCTTCGTTCATTCTACTTGTGGTATCTTCTCCTGTGTAGCCAATTTGTCCTTTTATTTGCGTGTTTAGGGTAGTCCTTGAAGTCATGATTGAATCAACGAACGCTTTTTGGTAGTTTAAGTCTCGTGCGTTTGTTTGCAAGGCTGTGTCCCGCACCCAGCAACAAATCGCAAGAGCCATCACCAAGTCATCGTTGTAGCCCCTCATGGCTTGTGGCTTCCCGTTATACCAAATAAAAGTACGGAACTCGTTTGCCAAACGTGAAGAATACGTCTTAACTAGTTTGTTTCTTACAAACTCTTCTAGCTTGGCAACAATGAGCGGTCTAGTCTTGCTTGTTGTGGAAAAACCAGCAACGGCACCTGTCCTGTGTTCGCCAAGATGTTGATCAATATATTCGTGTGTAGATTTAATCGAATAGTAGAGGTTGGGATAGCCATACTCTATTAATTTATCTATGACAGTATAGCCAATAGAGTTGTTTTCTACGACCAGCATACAGTTTCCAAACTCTCTACCAACCTGATTTAGCATATTAGCATACAAATCGGGAGTTGGCTTACCCATATACTCACCAACAATTTCCATAGTTTCAAGCTTAAGGATATGAAATGTAGAACTATCTGCACCATCGCCTCTTGCTACATCTACTGACATGAGATAGTTGCAGCTTGGATCATACTCTTCCCAGATCCAAAAGTTTCTATCAAATCCAGTTTTATGTTTTGGTTCTCTAATGTTGGACATAATCCATTCCATATTCTCTGGATCGATAACAGTTTCACCCGAAGTATTGAAGTTGCACTCCAACTCCTGTGCAATCTGCCTCTTGGACATATTTTTGGTCTCTTTCTTGAACCATTCTTCATCTCTTTCGGGATGAACCCACCACATCAGCGTCGTTAGATTGAAGTTGTTTTCTCCGCTTTCGGCGCCTGTGCAGGTTTTGTGGAACCAGTTACCAACACCATTTGGTGTAGAGATGGCGATACAACGACCACCAGTAGATAGTGTCGGGTACAGACCAGTCCACAACTCTTCTAGACCTTCAATGTGTGCAGCCTCGTCAAGAACAAGAAGCGATAGTGCCTCAGAGCGACCAGCATCGCCAGAAGTGGAGGCAGCCTTGATAGAAGAGCCATTAGACAACTCAAAGGACGTGCGGTTGTCGGTTGTGATATTTGCAATCCTGATCCAGTCAGGGAGGTTCTTCATAATGTTTTTGACTTTTCGGACCAAGTTGCCTGCTGTCTCAAACTTAGTTGCCATGACAAGAATGGTTTTGTCTCGATGAAACAACATCATCCAAACAATGTAGCCAGCAGTAATCGTTGAGATACCCAACTGACGACCTTTGTTGATGATATTAAAACGGTAGTCGTTGAAGTCTTTTAGGAGTTCGTCCTGATAATCAAATGTGTTGAATAACATAAGCCCGTGCATCGGGTGAGATATACGGGCATAGTTCTTGAGGAAATAAGATGGATCTTTGCCGCATTTAACGACTTCTTTGAGTATTTGCTTTTTCGTTAATCTTGGCATTCATACCCACTATAGACCCATTAACTCTTCGTGAGCAGAAGTAAGAATATCTTCAACTCTTGATAATCTAGCCTCCATTGCGAGGGCTATTGCCTTTTCGATCAA